GACGATGGTAAACGCTCCGGACTATGCCCGAATTATCCGCGATCTGGCGGATCGGCGGATGATAATCGGGGTCGGCCAGCATCTACAGGCCTCGGCGGAGGGCGATAATCTGGTGCTGGCGGCGTGGGGCGTCGATTACCTCGACGGCATCGTGGCGGCGCAGTCGATGTCGGGCGCGCCGGCTCTGAATATGGATCAGGCTGTGACGCGCGCGATCGACGCGGCCGCGGCAGCATTCCAAAGCGACGGCAAGCCGCGGGGGCTATCCTACGGGCTGACGGCACTGGATAACCGGACGCTGGGCGCGATGGCGGGCGATTTGGTGGTGATCGCCGGCCGGCCAGGTATGGGTAAGACGGCGTTTGCCCTCGGGGTTCTGCGGAATATGGCCAAGGCCGGCAACCGGTGCCTGTTCGTGAGCCTCGAAATGGGCGACGTGGCGCTGACGACGCGCATGATCTCGGACGAAATCTGGCGGCCGAACCGCAAGCTCTCATATTGGCAAATATCCTCGGGAAAGATGCGCGAGGAATATTTCCAGTGGGTGATCGACGCCGGGCGCCGGCTGGCGGAGTTTCCGATCCGGATTGAGCAGCAACCCGGCTTGACGGTCTCGCAAATCGGCGCTCGATCGCGGCAATACAAGCGGCGCCACGGTCTCAAGGCGTTGTTTGTCGACCATTTGGGTCTGGTCAAGCCCTCGGGGCGGTACGCCGGCAACAAGGTGAATGAGACGGGCGAGATAACCACAGGCCTCAAGGCGCTCGCCAAAGAACTCGGGATACCGATTTTCCTGCTTTGCCAGATAAACCGCGGCGTCGAGCAGCGGGAGGACAAGCGGCCGACGTTGTCGGATCTCCGCAACTCCGGCGATATTGAGCAGGACGCGGACACGGTGATGATCCTCTATCGGCCGGCGTACTACCATGCCAAAAAGGAGCCGCTGGCGGGCAGCGCGGAATTCATCATCTGGGCGGACGAGATGGCAAAAATCGAGAACCGGCTGGATGTGGCGATCGAAAAGCAGCGATCGGGTCCGGTCGGCACCGTGCGGCTGTTCTGCGATATCGCGAGCAACGCCGTTCGGGATGAAATCGCGGAAATGGATGATAGCCTGATGCTGCCGGGCGAACATATGGGGGATTTTGCGTGAGGTGGTGCGTTTCCCATCGCGCCGATCCCGCTGCCGCTCGGCTCGCTGATCGCCATTACAATCGGCAGAAAATTGGATCGCCGCAGTTTGCGCCGACTGGAAGCTGTTGCGTATTCGTTACGGATTGCGGCCGCGCGTTTTGGGTGACGTCTAATCCATTAGCGGAGTGGGTTAAGCACGCATGGGCTGGCGCGTGGGTATGCTCGGCATTTCGTTCTGAGGGCGCTGGTGTGGCGTCGGAACTGATCCGCGAAGCGGTAGCGGCGACGCGCGCGCATTATGGGGATCCGCCTGCGCTCGGAATGGTGACGTTCGTTGATCGATCCAAGGTGCGCCCGACAATGGTTCGCGGGCGTGAGGTTTGGGACTGGACCTATAGGCGCGCCGGTTTTGTCGATGTCGGCGAAACCAAAGGCGGATTACTCGCTCTCCAATTATTGCCAGACGCTATGCCGCCACCTCAAGCGGCGCTGCCGCGGTCAATGCACGGAAGTCCTTTATTTGATTTTGGAGTTGGCGGATGACATTCACAAGCACGACAATCCGGAAACTGCGCGCGCTGGGGTTGGATCAGGAGACATTCGACAAGGTGCTGGAAATATTCGAGGAGGCCAAGGAATCGAAGCCGAAAAAGAAGGGCGGCGCGGCTGATCGGGCAGAGCGCGCGACGCGGCTGCCGGCGGATTGGGTGCTGTCGGAGGAGATGAAAAAGTGGGCGCTGGATATCGGCCTACAGCCGCGCGAGGTGACGCGCGAGGCGATAGCCTTCAAGAATTACTGGCTCAATTGCGCGGGGCCGAAAGGGCTCAAGCTCCGCTGGGATTTGACGTGGCAAACGTGGTGCCGCCGCATGCTCGAGCGGGCGGGTCGGCAGCCGATCGAGGTTGATCCAGGCGGCGCGCCACCGGCGCCGGCGAGTGGTCCGGAGACATTTACAGACGCGACATGGGCGGCGATCGCCAAGCGGGTCAAGGCCGGCGCGCCGTGGAATCCGGAGTGGGGGCCAGGTCCGGATCGGATCGACTGCCGGATGCCGGAGCAATATTTATGAGCCGAGAACGAAACAACGGCGCGGCAATTCCGCCAGCGCCTTAGCCTTAGGAGGCTCCTATGCTTTCGTTCCCTGCCACCATCAAGAACGACCCCGCTCGCAAGGGCGAGCTTGCTACTCGCAAGCAGTTCTTTGGCGAAAACCGCCGCTACGCGGTTGCCCCGATCCACACGCGCTTTGATGCGCTGGAGTGGTTCGTGTGGGACGCGGAGCACCCTCTGTCCGACCTCAATCATGCCGAGGTCATTCGGCAAGCCGAAACGCTTGAAGAGGCCCTTAGGGGCCTCTGATCGGAGATCAGATGAAAGACAACAATACAGGCCCGGCCTGCAAGAAATGCAACGACACCGGATATATCGTTATCCGGTCACACAATGGAAGATATGCGCGGCCGGGTCCGGCCCCGGATGATGCTCGTGGCTATGCTGAAGCGAGATGCTTTGAGTGTCTCGCGAATCCTGGCGGGTTTGATGGCCCTACGGGGGCCGATTAATATTGAGCCGTCGGATATTATAATTCCTGAGCGATGTCCGGTATTGGGGATACCGCTTGTAGCTGGCGCCGGCCTAAAATCCGGCAACACTCCTACGTTGGATTGTATTGATCCGTCGAAAGGATACGTGCGCGGCAATATTGAAGTGGTGTCGTGGCGTTTCAATAAATTGAAGTCGGATTTAACCCCAGACGAAATGCGGCGCATAGCCGCTTGGGTGCTGCGATGAAAACCTATTTGTCGGTTTGCTCTGGGATTGAGAGTGCGACGGTGGCGTGGCATCCGCTTGGTTGGAGGCCTTGGGCGTATGCGGAAATCGAGCCGTTTCCGTCCTATGTGCTGAATCATCATTACGGATCCGGGCGGCCGCATTTTATGCCGGACCCTGACGAGGCCGGATTGCCTGATGACGATCGGAAAGAACGTCGCGCCGCGCGCAAGGCGGTGGCTGGCCTATCACTCTCGCCGGTTGGCGGAAACTCGGTGCCGAACCTCGGCGACATGACGCAATTTAAGGAATGGCCAGATGCAGATATCGATGTTCTCGTCGGAGGAACCCCCTGCCAAAGCTACAGCGTCGCAGGACTCGGAAAGGGTTTGGATGACCCGCGTGGCGACCTCATGCTTACCTATGTTGCAATTGCTCGCCGATATCGGCCCGCGTGGGTGGTTTGGGAAAACGTCCCCGGTGTCCTTTCAAACGATGGCGGACGAGCATTTGGAACGCTTTTGGGACTCCTTACCGGAAAGCGGGTCGAAGTCCCCGCCGGCGGGTGGCAAACTGCGGGCGCTATCGAGGGCTACAAAAGCGCATATGGCATCGCATGGCGCATCCTTGACTCTCAATTTGTCAGAGTGGACGGGTTTGGACGGGCTGTCCCTCAACGACGACGGCGTGTGTTCGTTGTCGGATATCTTGGAGACTGGCGACGTGCCGCGGCGGTATTATTTGAGCGCGCTGGCATGTCGGGGGATCCTGCGCCGCGCCGAAAAGCGGGGGAAAAAATTGCCGGCACAATTAGCTCGCGCCCTGCAGGCAGTGGCGGACTCGGAACCGACTTCGACCTTGATGGAGGATTGACAGTTGCGCATACGCTGTCGGCCGCGCGTGGCGCTGCTGCGGCCGATCCGCCGGCCATCGTTTTCCAGCCGCGGTATGCCCGAAACGGCCGCGGCGCGCCCGACGTGGTCGCCTCGGCGCTGACAAGCGAAGCGGGGGAGACCGGCAAGGGCGATAGCGCGCAATGCGTGGCCTTTGGCATTCGGTCGGATGCTTCGCGGCTTGGCGAGGCAAAAACACCATCGGCGGACGCGGAGGGGCGCGTGCGGCTGCGAGATCCGGGCCTTGGCATCTATGAGGAGATAGCCCCGACGGTCGATGCCGGCCAGGCGCATACGGTGGCCACGGCATGGGCGGTCCGCCGTCTGACGCCGGTCGAGTGTGAACGGCTTCAGGCGATGCCGGACGGTTACACAAATGTCCCGTGGCGCGGCGCCGACGAGGCTCCGGACGGGCCGCGATATAAGGCGCTCGGAAACAGCATGTCCGCGAACGTGATGCGGTGGATCGGCATGCGAATTGATATGGTCGATGCGATATTCGCAAAATAAATATTGACAATATATCCGGCTAGCCTCATGGTGATGACGTCAACGAGGCAATGAGCCTCACCCTTCGGGAGCAACAGATGACCAAATCCGAACTGTTCAAATTCGCGCACGGGATCGCCAAGTTCAAAAGCGTGGCGTTTTACGGCAGTTATCAGAAGGCTTTCGGCGCGGTCCTGCGCGATCTGTATGCGCAGGGCTACGCTGACGGCGGCAACGCATTCACTATCCACGAACCGGCCCGATGGGCCGGCACGCCGTCGAGGCGCTGACATGATGGCGACTCGGGACGAGGCAATATTTATCCTTTCGGTGGCCCTGATGGCGCTCGGCGCCGTGCTGGCGGTGATGCTATGATAGACTTCGTATATGAGATATTTTTGTGGGCGTGCTTGATTGCGCTCGTATGGGCTGCGGCAACGCTTCATTCGCAGCGCGGGCGCATCAAATGAAAACTCTGGGCGCCCCAATAGACCTCTGGATTGCCACGCTGGCCGGCCATCAAGAATACCGGCATTGCCGCATGCTCGGCGGCACGGTCGACGAGGCAATTCGGGAATCGTCCCGCGTCGGGGCGGAGATCATTCGGATATCGGGCCAGCCGGATCGGCCGGCCGTTTACGCAGCGGCGCGGATGGTTACGGGGCGGAGGCCAAAACTATGAGTTACGACGACTGGAAAACCAGCAATCCCGACGATGATCGCTGCGAGTTTTGTGGGGCTGCGCCGGGCGAAAGCCGTGGCGGGTGGCAACCTGGCGGATGTACCGGCGACTGCGGGAAAACTTGGCGCGATCCGGATCATGAATACGAAAAGGCGAGAGATGATGGCTGATCTCCCTGAATTGGCGCTGGCCGTCCGCCAGCCGTGGGCATGGGCCATTATCCATGCCGGCAAAAATATCGAAAACCGGAGTCCGGTCGCGACCCGATACATGAAACACCGCGGGCGGATCGCCATTGCGGCGTCAAAAAACATGACGCAAGAGGAGTATCGGAGCGCAGCGGCGTTCATGGCGCGGTTTGGCGTCATCGCGCCAGCTGCGGCCGATCTGGTTCGCGGCGCCATCATCGGCTCGGTTGATGTGGTGGATGTTGTCAGCAAGTCGATGTCGCATTGGTGGATGGGGCCGCGCGGCCTGATCCTGCGGGATCCGCTGGCTTGCGAACCGGTGCCGTCTGCTGGTGCGCTGGGGTTCTATGCGTGGAAACCGTCGGGCGGCCAGGTCGAGCAGCCGCTAGCCTGGATGCTTCCCAAGGCGCCGCGCGCTCCGGAGCCCGTTAAAGCTACGCTTATTCCGGAACCGGGTTTGTTTGACGAGGCGCTGAAATGACGCCGCGCGAGTTCAATGACGCCCGGCAGAATTTCGGCCTCGGCCGGCGCGAGTTCGGCGCGCTCCTCGGATATACCGGTGAGCAGCGCAATATCTGGGTTACGGTCAAGCGGTACGAAACCGGCGAGCGCGAGATCCCGCCGACGATCGAGCGGCTGGTGCGTCTGCTGGTCTGGTACAAGGCGGATTATGGGTATCTGCCCGATCTCGACAATGGCGAGCGCGCCCCGGCGGCGATGCCGGCTGAATTCACCGGCCAGTAGGCCACAACGAGGAGGAGAAGGCGAATGTTCGACGTCAAGAGTATTGAGAAAGAGGCGCAAGAGGAGCTTGCGAAAGAGATGGGCAACGCGGCCAAAACCAAGATCAAGGCCAGTTTGCGCACGATCGCGATGGCGGAGCGCGCCCTGCTGAACGCCAGGCAGGAACATGAGGCGCTGATGCGCGATATCGGCGCCGGCGACGTCGCGGCCGCCTGATGGCTTTCGATTTATCAGAATCTGACGGCCCTATATTTTTGCGGCGGAACGGTATCCGGCGCCCTGGCATGAAATTGGCGCTCCGCTGGCGCCATGCAGAGGCGCTGCTGGCCTCGTTTTGCGAGGAGAATAGCGTGGGCATCGTCGACATGCGGGCCGGTCCCCGCAGCGATCGATCGGACGGCATCGCCATGCTGCGGAGGCGGTTTTGCCTCTACGCCAAGGCGAACGGGATCGGAGTGATCTATATCGGCCGGCTGCTGAACCTGGATCATTCGACGGTGACATATCACTGCAACCTTGATTATCGTACCAAGAAACAGCAAAGGCGGATCCCCTATGCAGAACGGCGAGCGCGAAAAGAACGATCTGGAAAAGATCAAGGCGCGGGAGAGGTCGACGAAAGCCGCGATTGAGCAGGGCGACGTCGAGGTGCCGATCGTCGGGCAATTCACCATGGCGCAGCTGGGCCTGCGGATGGTAATGGCGGACGATTGGGGCCGGCTCTGGCGCAACGACGGCGACAAGCTGACGCGGATATATAAACCGGGGGCGAAATGATAGATCGGCAGGGCGGCAAGGTGTTGATTGAGTGCGATTCCTGCGATGAGGTTTGCGAGGGCGAGCCGGACGAGGAGTTCTCTGCGGTCTGGGCCTCGGCCAAGCGCGAGGGTTGGTCGACGCGCAAGATTGCCGGCGAGTGGTTGCATGGTTGTCCGAAATGTGGAGCGCCGATGTGACCGAAAACCTGATTGACCGATCGCTGGAATTATTCGAGGCGCATCAGCGCAAGCGCGGGGTGCAGACTGACGACGTTTCGTTCGTCGGCGGGTTCATGTCCTGCTTTGGGGTGCTGACCGGCCGCGTCGACGTCGGGTTGCCGGCGGATACTCCGGTGCTGAAACTGTTCGAACTGATCCAGCGGAACCTCGACGATTATCGGGCCCGGGTGATCGGTGGCCAAGCGGAGGAGCGGAGGAACGGCGGATGAAATATCGGATTGGGCAAAAGGTCGTATTTATCGGGCCGGACGCGAGGTATCATCCGCTGGTACTGTTGTTCGGGGCGCAGGTTCCTGTGCCTAAGGCGGTTTACACTATCCGCGGCGGGGTGGATTTGCATCCGTCCATCAACGAGGCGGCGTATTTGTTGGAGGAGATCCGAAATCAAGTAACCGAATGTCCGGGCCACAACTGGCGCGGCGAACTGCATGTCGATGAGAAATATCTGCGCCCGGTGACGGATATTTCTCGGTTCCACGAAATCCGGAAGGCGGTCGAGGCCGGCGATCTGCGGCCAATCCGCGACAAGGTGCGGGCATGATGGCCGAGTTTTATCGGTGGCTGCTCGGGTCGATAATGGTCGCCGGCGGAACGATATCGGTCGGTTACGGCGCCTGCCTGATGTGGCGGGCATGGAGGGCGGTGTCGTGAGCCCAAGGCTTTCCAGGTCGATCGCGCTTGCACTGTTCCTGACGGCCATGCTCGTTCCGGCGGCCTGCCTCATGCTGCTGGCGCTGCAATGAAAGCCGGCGTCGTCCTGATCCTGCTGTATTCGCCTGTCAGCCCGTATTTCGCCGGCACGGTGGTCGAGCTCCGCGAGGATATGGCGAGTTGCCAGGTTGAGGCTGGCGAGCGGATCGGCCGGTATCTTGAGACAAAGACGCGATGGGAGACGCAGGTTATGGGCGCGGTTCCGAAGGTGATAGCGGCGTATTGCGCGCCGGGAGCGGTGAAAGAATGATCGGGTTTTATCTGGTGATGATCGCGACGAGTTCGTATATCGGGCCGCTGCCGGAGGCGGCCTGTCGGATGGCGGCGGCGCAGCTGCGGTCGAGCGGCGTTGTCTGCCGGCCGGCTGATCGGCTGAAAATGTGCAGCCGCGACGGCGGCCGGAGCGGCGTTTGCGCCGAATTTGATTTCCCAGAACTGAGGGTGGCAAAATGAGCCGTCGGTTTGTGGTAGGTGCGTTGACACATGACCGGTTGCTAGAATTGGTGGATTACAATTCTGGAACTGGTCTTTTTCATTCCCGCGTAGCGCGCGGCAGGTTTCCGGCCGGTCGCCAGATGGGATACTTGCATCATACTGGATATATTATAATCGGGGTTGATGGGCGCGATTATCAGGCATCCCGATTGGCTTGGTTTTATGTTTATGGGGTGTGGCCCGTTCACTTCATCGATCATAAAGATACCAATCGAGTAAATAATATTTTTGATAATTTGAGAGAGGCCACGGATTCCCAGAACGGAGCCAATCGGGGCGTCTGCAGAAACGCATCGTCTGGCGCGAAAGGGGTGAGACTGCGCGTCCGCGCAAACTGCGCTCCGGTCTGGGTGGCTCAGATAAGGCATGAAGGCGCGGTGAAGCATTTGGGGCATTTTGAATTTAAGAAGGACGCCGTTGCTGCGTATGCAGAAGCAGCTGCGCGGCTACACGGCGAATTTGCGAGGGCTTGCTAAATGGCGGGCTCCCGCAAAGGCGAGCGCCGCGGCGGGGCCAAGCCTGGCCGGCGGAGGTCGAACGCGAACCTGCTGCCCGGCGCAAACGGCAAGCAGGGGCGGAAAAAGGGCGTCCCGAACAAATCCAAGTTCGATCCTGTGCTGGGCGTGATCCTGAACAAGCAAAACTCGCCGATGCAAAAAGAGCAGGAAGTGGAAATGTATTTTCTGGCCGTCGGCAAGCGGATGCGGTTGCCGAAAGAGGTCATGTTGGATGCGATGCGGTATTTCGAGGAGACCGGAATCGAGTGGGGCGAGGTGGTCCGCGCCAACATGATGCAATCCGCGCTGGCCAAGACGCCGGAGGAGCAGCAGATATTTGAGGCGGCGATCGCCGGCGCGGAGCAGCGGATGCGGGAATATATCTCCATGGCGGTCGACGTGGCCTATAAGGCGGCGCCGTACGTCCATCCGCGCTTGGCTGCGGTTATCACAAATCCAGGCTCCGGAGATTCGCCGCTGAACGCGGTGGCGGCGCTGTTCAAGGATCTCGACGAGGCGGGGCGGCCGCCGCGATATATCGACCATGATCCTGCCGAAATCGCAAAGTAAAAATTGACATATGGGTCTCGCCGCCGCCATCATCATTGAATTGTTGCCGGCGCTGGTTGCCGGCGCCTTGGCGCTGTTCGTCATAGTCGGAATGACGGTTGAGATTGTGCAGGCACTTTGGCGCAAGTTTTGGAGGGCGGGGGAGTGAGCCTAATGTCACGCGAAGAATTGCTAGTCGAATTGGCAGAGTTGCAGGCGTGGGACGCGGCAGCGGCAAGCATCATCAAAGATTTGCACGTCGTCGTCGTGACAGAGTCGGGGCGGACGACGCAACGACTTGCTGACCTAGGCTGGAAACCCAAACGATCCAGCATCGAAGGATTACGAAACCTTCTCGACTACATCAGCGTCCAGTTAGCCGCCCTCTCCCGTCCCCTCCCCAAAGGAGGCTCGCGAGGCTGCGACGACATCGCGGCAGAACGTCAGCGTCAGATCAGCAAGGAGGGCTGGACGCCCGACCACGACGACGAGCATTCAGACGGAGCGATGGCATCCGCCGCGCTTTGCTATATTGACCCTGAACTCGTGTTGCGCCATTGGCCATGGGATAGAAAATGGTGGAAGCCATCCGACAGGCGCCGCGATCTCGTTAAGGCTGGCGCACTGATCGCCGCAGAGATCGACCGGCTTGACCGCTCATCTTCGCCGCCCCTCCCCAAAGGGGGAGCGGAGACGGACGTTCGGTGGGCCGTCAACGTACTACTTGAAAAGATCGCCGACGGATTTGAAAAATGGGACACGGCTGATATCTGGCACTCTGATGCCGCTGCTTACGTTCGCGCGAGAAAGCATGACCTCGCCCTTTCCACCCCCTCCCCTGTGCCATCCAGCGGAGGGTTAATGGAAGCCACGGCGGCGCAGCACATTGGGCGCAACGGGAAGCCCGCACAGTTCACTCGCAACGGAATTTTGGAAACCTGCCAATGTCGAGAATGTCGCACGCTCTCCGCCCGGCCATCCAGCCCCAAAGGGGGAGCGGAGACGGACTGGAAAGACGATCCGAGTGCAGACGAACGATGGCAGGCTGGCGGCACGCTCTCCGCCCGGCCATCCAGCCCCAAAGGGGGAGCGGAGACGGACTGGAAAGACGATCCGAGTGCAGACGAACGATGGCAGGCTGGCTGCGACTTCGCGATGGTCCAGCTTTGCGAGGCGCTTGGCGTCGATCCGAAGTCAGTTCGATGGGACGCCGCCACAGAAACGCTTGACGGTGACGTTTCCGCCGTCATCTGGAATATCTTGCGCGCCAAAATGGGCGACGACTGGGACGACCATCGGCGGACGGAGGTACTGCGGCATGAATCGCCCGCGTCAAATTCCCGCACCGACAATGTTTGATGCGTCGCGCCTTTGCTCGGCAGATCATTTGCGATGGTACGTCGCAAACCACCCGGTATGGGGTGGCCTGACCGACGAGAAGCTCGGCGAGAAGCTGGGCCTAAGCGCAGGATTCGTCGGCATGGTCCTCAACGGGTCGCGCCAGCCATCTAAGGCATTTCTCGATGCTATCGGCTGGGAAGCTGTGACGCTTTACCAGATGCGTACTGTTGCGCTCTCCTCCACGCAAAGCGGGGAACCAAAATAGATTGTTGTCGTTATCCGGCTGCATCGCGCCTATCTGACGCTGTTCTGCACCTCCGCATCGTGATAAAGAGCCGGCACTGCCTGAATCCCTTCACACGGAGCGAAACCCCATGAGCCTATCCCCGGAAGTCAAAGCGGCGATCGAAAAGATCCGCCAGGACAACGATCTGATCGCGTCCATGCGCGAGGCGAACAAGATCCGCGACAAGCAGCTGGCCGATCTGCAGGCGCAGGTCGACGCTTTCAAGGCGCAGTCGCATATTTCGGACGACGATCGCCAGGCGCTGGCCGATGCGCTGGCCGATGTGCGCGATACGCATGACGAATTGACCGTGGCGGTTCCGGCCAATACCGAAAACAAGGGCGATGTAGGCAATTCGGGGCGGTCGACGCCAGCCGATGGTGGCCAGATTGACGGCCCATCCGCCAGCGACGGCGGTGCGCCGGTTCCGCTGATGCCGAATTCCTCTTTTGATCCGGCTGGCGGCGTCGCTCCGCCGCCGGCCGCCGCCGGCCAGCCGAACCAGCCTCGGGCGATTGAAACCGCAGGCGGGTTTGTGATCGCCGGCGGTGGATCCACCTCGCGCGCGCCGGGCTCGCTCCCTGATAGTCCGTCGAGCTCGGTGGTCATCCCAGAAGATCCCGACGCCAAGGCGCCGGCATCCAATGCGGACCTTGCGAAGTCCGGTCTGGGCGATTCCAGCCAGAATGCTTTGCTTGGCAACGATGGCCAGCCGGCAGCGGACGGCCTTGGCATCCCCAAAGAGCCATCGGAGCGGGACGCCAAGGCGGAGCAGGAGCGCCAGGACGCGCTCGCCGCGGAGGCGGAGGCGCGCCGCGACAATCCGCTCAACCTGGCGCCGGCAGGCACGCCGCAGGCCGGTAGTCCGGAGGCGGACAAGGCGGCGCAGCAGCAGCGCCTCGACGAGCAGGAAGCGGCCAAGGCCAAAGAGCAGGCGCAGAACGACGCAGAGCAGGGCAAGCCGGCCCCGGGTTCGCCCGGCCCTGATCCGGTCTCGGCGCCGGTCGACGATCCGAACGCTCCGGCTCCCTGATTGTCAAAATAGACTTTGATGCTATCTTGAGCCCTCGGCCTTTACGGTCGGGGGCTTTTCTTTTGGAATTATCATGGCAAACGCGCTCCGCCGGCCGGTCCGGAAACCTCCGCAGTTGCTTGTGCTGCCTGATCGGCCTCGGGTCGAGGCGGCGCTGCGCAGTGCCTGCCGCGGGCCGCTTGATATCGTCGCGCTGGAATTGGAGCGAAACGAGAGTTTCGTGCACGGCCATGTGCTGGAAATGGTCGCGGTGGTTCGCCATCCTGCGCCGCATGAAAGCAAGCGGCTGACCCTGCGGCACGTCATGCCTGGCGGCCAGCCGAATATGCGGGAGATCGTCGGCGGAGCGGAGGTGCTGGGCCAAACGATTTTCATGCGGTTTCGGGGATATGGCGGATGGGCGCGGGCTGTGCTATCGGATTTCTAGCGTTTGGACGCGATCAAGTGCTATCCCGGCAGTTATCGGCAGTTGTTTATGGCATACCGCGGCTCGAAAAACGGGTCGGAACGCGCCAATTTTGGAGGGTGAAATGGCAAACGTGCGAATTTTCGGGTATCCGGCGGTCGTCCAACTCGAGCAGCGGATGGTCAAGTCCTTCAACTCGGATTCGCAGTTCGTGCGCCAGGAGCCTTACCTGTGGTCGACGAAACTGACGCTGAACGGCGCGACGCCGGTCGAGAGCGCGGTGCAGATAAACGACAAGGCGACGTTTGTCGTGGTCGAGGTCGATGCGAACGTGGCGGTCCGATATGAGCTCAATCCGAACGGCCCGATTGCCAGCAGCCACCGCGACGCCAGCACGAATTCGCCTCGGCTGACCGGGGAGAACCTGTTCCAGTGGTTTTCCGGCGCGACAATGAGTTTCGTCGACGCCTCGGCGGTCTAGTGGCTGATGGGCGCGGCATCAACGCTCGACGCGGTTCGTGAGACGCCGGAATATCGGGCGTCGAAGGCCAAACTGGCCGATCGCGAGTGGCGGCTGGATAATCTCTATTCGATCAAAAACGCGGACGGCATCGCGGTCCCGTTCAAGCGCAACGCGGCGCAGCTGCATTATTCGCATCGGGAGTGGTTCCGCGACACTATCCTGAAAAGCCGGAAGCTCGGGTTTTCGACGTTTATCAGCATCCGCATGCTGGATGGCTGCCTTTTCGCGTCAAATACGACGTGCGGAATTATCGACCAGACGCTGGACGACGCGACGGCCAAGATATCGATGGCCAAATTTGCCTATGACCGGATGCCGGCGACGCTGCGGCAGGGTATGCCGCTGACGGTCAACAACCATCATGAATTGCAATGGGCGAACGGGTCGAAGATCGTTGCCGGCACGTCCTATCGCGGCGACACGCCGCAGATGCTGCATGTTTCCGAATACGGCCCGATCTCGGCCAAATCGCCGCTGGTCGCCAAGGAAATCAAGACGGGCACGATCGAATCCGTGCCGATCAACGGCAAAATCTGGGTGGAATCGACGGCCAAGGGGACGTCGGGCGAGTTCTATGATCTGGTGAACGCCGGCGAGCAGTTGAAAGCCTCGGGCCAGGCGCTGACGCAGCGCGATTTCAAGCTCCATTTTTACGGCTGGTATATGAACCCGGCCAACCGGCTGCCGATCAACCTCGTCCATATCCCAAGCGATATGCGGGAATATTTCGAGGAACTGCGGGTCAAGCACGGGATCGTCACCGACGGCATGCAACAGGCCTGGTACGTCAAGACGCGGGAATTCCTCGGTCCTGACGACATGCGCTCGGAACATCCGTCGACGCCGGGCGAGTGCTTCTTTGCCTCGCTCGAGGGCGCATATTTCAAAAACGAGATGAACCAGGCACGCCGGGAAAAGCGGATCGGGCTGCCGGTCCCGCATGATACGACGCGGCCGGTGCACACGTTCTGGGATCTCGGCCTCGACGGCAACATGGCAATCGGGTTTATGCAGACGGACGGCGTCCGGCATCGGGTGATCGACTTTGCCCGCGGCGAAAGCTCCGGGCTGTCGGACGGCATCCGGATACTGAAAGAAAAGAACGCGACGCGCGGGTTCATGTACGGCAAGCACTACGGGCCGCACGATCTTGAGACTCGCGATTGGTCGAACATGAGCGGCGTCACGGCGCAAACCCGCAAAGAGGTCGCCGCGGAGCACGGGATCGACTTTATCGTGGTCGACCGGGTCGGCGACAAGGCGGACTCGATCGAGGCGGCTAGGCGCATGATCGCGACGACGTGGTTCTGCTCGGAATATGCCGGCGGCCTCGTCGAATGCCTCGACAATTATGTCAGGATGTGGAACAAGACAATTCAGCAATGGATGGCCACGCCAGCCAAAAACGGTTTTGACCATGGTGCAGATGCTTTTCAGCAGATTTCTATGGGGTTGCAACCTGATGTCGTCTATCGGCGCGATCAGCTTAATAAGGGCCGCAAGGGCAGCCATTGGTCATCGTAATGCCTGCCGCGATTGATCTTGTTGGGCGCAAATTTGGGCGGTTGGCCGTCGTGGCCAGGTCTGCGGCGAGGTCCAGTCGTATTTTGTGGGAATGCCGTTGCGATTGTGGGGCGGCTGCGACTGTTGCTGCCAACAACCTGTCTAGCGGCAACACCAAATCATGCGGGTGCCTCTCGATCGAGGTCAAGCGGTCGGCAAAAAAGCACGGTCACGCGAAGGCGAAATCTGCAGAGTATAAAATCTGGTGCGACATGAGGCACCGATGCGCGGACATTGATAATAAGGATAATGCTTATCCGGTTGCCGCACACAAACGCTGAGGACCACTAGATGTTGAAGAAACAAATTGAGCACATGGTCAACCGTTTCCTGATGTGGAGGCTGCCGAAGCCCTGGAATCCCGACAACGGCATTAGCTACAGCAGGCCGAACTACGCTCATGCGCCGGCCGAACACGATTGGCCGACAGGAACAAACCTGTTCGACGCAACGCAAGCCGACACGATGGTTCGCCACATGGTGGAGGGGCTGCCGCAAGGGGATGATTTCCGATGGCTTATCGAAGCGCCAGGGACAAAATACCTCGCCGTACAGGTTCTGACGGGCTCGGCGGCCTTTGAATGGACCTCTGACCATAACCGCGCGCTAGCGTTTCGTTCACAAGAGCAGGCTGATAACGCGCTGACGGCGCTTCGCCAGATGGATCGCGCTCTGACAGCGAAAATCAACCACGGCAAACTGAGTTGGGGAGACCTTTTCGCATTCGAGCCAACGCTCGGTAATGCCAAGGCAGTCGAACATGGCTGGCTGACATGACCACAACATCTAGGGCCGTGTGTCCAAACCGGATAAGCATTATAAGGATTATGGCGGCAGAGGGATCGCGGTTTGCGACCGGTGGGAGGACTTCGGCGCGTTTTACTCGGATATGGGAAAGCGACCGCGCCGCACCGATACGATTGAGCGAATAGACAACGATGGTGATTACGAACCGGGGAATTGCCGATGGGCGACACGTCGGGAGCAGGCAAACAATCGTCGGTCAAATCGCATCGTTGAATTCCGCGGCGCCCCCATGCCGCTCAAGGATGCGGCGAGGCTTGCGGGGCTTCCATATTTGGCGGTTTGGCTTAGGATCGTGAGGCGCGGGTGGTCAGTGCAGCGCGCGCTTTCGGAGCCAATTCGATGAATCGCAGCGATCGGCGCCGGCTGGCGCGGGATGAGGGCAAGTCGTTCGCCGCGGAGCAGCGGATGCGGCGCGAGGCGGAGCGGGCGGAGCGGGCGGCGCTGCGGCTGACGCCGGAGCAGGCTCGGGAGACGCTGGCGCGCTGGGCAGCGCAGCCAGGCCGGTCGCAGGCGGAGGTCGATGCGCTAAACCATGGAATTCCGGAGGCGGACGATGTCGGTAAATATCAAAAAGATATTCAAGGCGAATTGCGGGCCCGGGGCACGGTATTTCGGCAGTGAAATGCAGCAGCGCGGCGAGCACAATACCGTCATGGTGACGTTTGATCTCGTTCCGGAGGGCCGTCGGTTCAATCTCGACGGCGTGCTGCATGAAGGCGAAACGCCGGATGAGCAGGTGCGGGCGGCGGTCCTGAAAATCGCGGCGATCGCCAAAAATATCCGGCAGACGCTGGCCAATCCGGACGGCAAGAGCGTCCTGCATGTCCTGCACGCCGAAAAGGTCGCCCCTCATGGGTATTAAGGAAATACGCGACGCCTTCAACGAGGTGACGGGAAACGCGGCCAATTGCGTCACGGCCTTGATGGAATACAAGCCGTCGGGCGGCGTAGAGTATCAAATCCTGTATTTCTCTGGTAACTATGCCGACGGGTCGGAGTTCGTGGTGCAAAGCGATCTCGTCCGGCCGTCTGGGGATCTGATTGCCATGGCGCGCGCCACGGCGGCGAATCTGTTGAAAAAGGGGAATTCGGCATGACGCGGATTTTTGGGGCCGTTCTGGCTGTTCTGGCACTTCTGGCTGTTCCTGCGGCGGCGCAGCAAACCATTATCGTCCAGCAATGCGGCGTCCTGAGCCCGGCCTATGTGGCGGGCGTGCAGGGCCGGGCGATCACGATGGACGTCAACGGGAATCAGTGCTCGAGCGGTCCGGCCGGCATCGGCGGGTATCCGACGGGCGCCACGGCCATCCAGGGCAACGGCGCCGGCACCACCGGCGCGGTCGTCGGGACGCTTGCCGGCGCGGCCTCGGTGACGACGTATCTGTGCGATTTCGATGTGTCCGCGATCGGCGGAACGGCTGTGGTCGGTCCGATTACGGTTGCCGGCCTGCTTGGCGGGTCGAAAATTTATCGAATGAGCTCGTCCGCCGCCGGCACGACTTTGAGCAAGTCTTTCAGCCCTTGCATTCCGGCCAGCGCGGTCAATACAGACATCACCATCACCACAACGGCGAACGGCACCGCGACCGCGGTCAATGTGAATTCGTCCGGATATCGGCAGTAAATATCAGTATCGCATCACCTCGGAGCATCAAATGGGCCATCTGCTATCCTCGGTTAACAAGGTCGCCGCCGACTCCATCCAGCCGGATATGGCGGCACCAAACCTGCCCGACGTCGGGCATATTGTGGTCTATACCATGCGGCAGGGGTTCGGCCGGCAGGGTAAGACGAGGTTTAGCGCGCTGGTGCAGGGGCGCGGCGAGCGCGGGACGCTGAACCTGACGGTTTTCATTGATGCCGGCGATTTCGTCGACGAGCAGTTTGTCGAGCCGGCGGGCCCGGGTCATGAATTCCATTGCTGGGAGTGGCCGGACGATAGTCGGCACGCCAGCGGTTTCCGCGGCACGATCGCGGCACTGCATCAACGGATCGGCGATCTTGAGGCGGAGAACAAAGCCCTCCGCGATTGCGTCCTCGGCGAGTTCGATACCCCGAGAATCTCGCTGATCGCCATCCTTCAAGACTTCGAAAATCGCCTTCGCGCGATTAAGCAGGAGAACGACGCGCTCCGTGGTGGCGGGTCGAAGGTGAAAAAAGGCAAGTAAATGCTGGATACGTCCGATATCGCGAAACGACGGGCCTATGCTCGCGAGCATTATCGGAGAAATCGCGCCGAATATTTGGAACGGGCCCGGCTGTGGGCGGCCTCCAATCCAGACAAGAGCGCGGAGGCAAAACGCAAGTGGCGGCGCGAGAATCGCGAAAAGGGGTTGGCGGCATCAAAGCGGTGGCACCGCGAGAATTCTGAGCGCACCACGGCAAACGTCATGCGGTGGCGCGAGGAAAATCCGGACAAGTTCCTTGCCATACAGATTAATCGGCGGGCCAGGGTAGCGGCCAATGGCGGCCATATTACGTGCGACGAGATCGAGGAGATAGTGCGCCGCCAGAAGGGGCGCTGCGCTGTTTGCCGGAAAAAGCGCAAGTTGGAAATGGACCATGTGATGCCTGTCAAGTTGGGCGGCGATAGCTGGGCCAGAAACTTTCAAGGTTTGTGTCGTTCGTGCAACGCATCGAAGTCTGCTAAACACCCCATAGACTTTAATCGGTCACTCGGTCTTTTGCTCTGAGGTAATGATATGGCGCGCGCTGCCCGTGAGGTTTTGGAGGACGTCGAATTGCCGAAAAGCAATAAAGACGCGCGGGCGGCTGGCGTTAGTCGATATTTTACGGGTTTGCCGTGCAAGCGCGGCCATATTGCCCTGCGGGCCGTTGGCGGGGCGTGCGTTGAATGCAAGGCCGAAGATGGGCGCGGCGAGCAAAATCGCGCGGCCTGTCGAGATCGGTACAACGCCAATAAGCGAGCCTATATTGATCGTGCGAAGGCGTGGGTTGATGGAAATCGGGAGAAGGCTTACGCGGCGGCGAAAAAGTGGGGGGATGCCAACCCCGTTAAAAAAAGGGCGTATTGCTTAAGCCGGCGCGGTCGGGTGGCAAATGGCGGCGGTAAAATCTCGGCCGAAGAAATTCTCAAAGTAATTAAGCGGCAGAAAGGCAACTGCGCCGCTTGCGGATTGCCAGCAAAATTGCAGATGGATCATATCCTGCCGCTAGCATTGGGCGGGGATAGTTTGCCGCGAAATATTCAAGGCTTGTGCCAGCCGTGCAATGGCCGGAAGCACGCTAAACATCCAATCGACTTCAACCGGTCACGGGGGCTGCTGCTGTGAAAAGGTCCGCGCAAAGGGAAGTTCTTGACGATGTGGAATATAGCCGTTCCGACGATGACGGATCGGATTACTTCACTGCGCAGGGCAAGTCGGTCGACGCCGATGATGACGATTGGAACAGCGAAAGCGACACGGTCGGCAAGGGCAATGCGGCGATAGGTCCGGAAGGGTCCGGCGCCGACGATCTGCAGGCGCGGCCTGTCAGTTTGCTCGGGCCCAAGGATAAATTCATCATCCTGCAACGCTGGTGGTATTCGGACGCGGACGCCTCGGCGACTTGGCGGACGCAGGCAACGCAGGATCTCGGGTTTGTGGCCGGCGAGCAACTGTCCGATGAGGACAAGGCCATTTTGGACGCGGCGAACCGTCCGCATGTCGTTTTCAATCGGGTGCTGACGATTATCAAGGCGATCGCCGGCATGGAGATCAACGGCCGGCATGAGATCGTATTTCTGCCGGAGGAAAACGACGATACGCAGGTTTCGGAGATCTTGTCGGGCACGTCGAAGTGGATGGGCCAGAAGTGCGACGGCGAGGATGAGCAGAGCGAAGCGTTCCAGCAGTGCTGCATTACCGGCATCGGCGTGACGGAGTCGCGGTTCTCTTATGAAACCTCCTCCAAGGGCATGTATATTGAGGAGCAGTTCGATTGCCGGGAATTCTTCTGGGATCGGACCGTTAAAAAGAAAAACATGGTCGACGCCAGGCGCATGTCGCGCGTTCGGCGCATGCCGCTGTCGGATGCGATGCAAATGTTCCCCGGCAAGTCGCGCCGGCAGTTGGATGCGTCGTGGGCGGATGCCGGCATCTATTACGATACCGGGCCGCGGTCGATCGAGGAGAAGCGTATCCGCGACGGCAAAAACTCCTATCTGGATTGGGACGATACGAACGAGGTCACGATCGTCTGCATGCAGTGGTGGGAGCGCGAGCCGTACTATCTGGTCGCGGACGAGGCGACGCAGGAAATGGTCGAAATGTCGCCCAAGGAATACCGGCTCCTCGACCGCATGCGGAAGCTCGCCGGCCAGCCGGGCCTCGACGGCGTCAAGATGACAAAGCGCGCCTATAAGCAGGCGTTTCTCGGGAACGAATACCTCGGCGGCGGGCCGGCCCCGCTCGGCCAGCAATTCAGCTGGGGCGTCATTACCGGCGAATTCGACGCCAAACGGCGGCAGTGGTTCGGCCTGACGCGGGTCGTGGAAGATCCGCAGAAGTGGGCCAACAAGTTCATGTCGCAGGTCATGCACATCATGAACGCGACGGCCAAGGGCGGCATCCTGGCGGAGCGATCGGCCTTTGACGACGAGTTGGAGGCGGAGGAGGGCTACGCGCAGCCGGATATGATTACCTGGCTCAAGGATGGCGCCTTGAGCCAAGGGAAAAACCCCAAAATCATGCCGAAGCCCGGCGCCGGCGATGCCTCGGCCTATGTGGCGCTGTTGCAGTATGCGGTGACGGCTATCCCGCAGGTCACTGGCGTCAATTTTGAGCTCTTGGGGCAGCAGGACGTTCAAAATCCCGGCGTAGTCGAGGCGATGCGCAAGCAGGCCGGCATGACGGTGCTGGCGACGCTGTTCGATTCCCTCCGCCGATATCGCAAAATCCTCGGCCGCATGCGGCTGCAGGTCATCCAGACGCGGATGAGCGACGGCCGCATTATCCGGATCGTCGGGCAGCAATACACGGGCGCGGTCCGGCTGGCGAAAGACACAACGGCCGGCGAATATGACGTGATCGTGGATGATGCGCCGACGTCGCCGAACCAAAAGGAGGCGAACTGGCTGATTATTTCGTCGCTGTTGCCGATGTTCAAGGATCAGTTGATGGCGCAGCCGGACGTGCTGGCGATGGTGCTGGAATATTCGCCGCTGCCGTCGCAGCTGGTGTCGGGCATCAAAAAGGTCATTCTGCAGGCGCAGTCGGACCCGGCCAAGCAGAAAGAGCAGCAACAGGTCAAGGAACTGACGATCGCCAAATTGCTTTCGGAGGTGTCGAAAAACGATACCCAGGCAGAGCTCAATCGGGCGAACGCGCAGAAGGCCGGCGCGACCGCGCAGTACGATGTCGCCATCGCGGCGAACATGGCGCACGACAATGCGTTGCAACGCGGCAAACTGATCGCGGATGGTAAAAAGGCGGATTCCGATAGTGTGCTGACGCAGGCGCGGGCCATGCGCGAGATGGCCGCAATGGATCATGACAGCGCGGCGTCGGCGGCGGCCATCCTGAACGCTCGCACCAAACACCTTGAAACGATCGACAAGATATCCACCAACCGGGTCGGCGCCTTGGCGGGCGCGCATCACGATCTGGCGTCCGCCTTCCAAAAGAGGGTGCAGGCCGTGATCGCGTCGCGGACTCCGGTGCAGCAACCCGGGGCGCGATGATCCGTTCGCAGGATGCGCTTCTGCGCCATGCGCAGGAGTTTTTTCTGGGCCATATGGTCGGCCTGTACCATTGGGATCAAGTCCAGGTCGCGGCGCCGGAGGTGGTCGAGGCCATCCCGTCGAACGTCGATTTCCGCGAGCGGCGGAAACTGATGGAAAAGCGCGAGGGCCGCGGGCGGTTTCGCGAGCAGGCTCGCTTGCTGTTCCCGCTGCCGATTGCGGCGGCTCGGTGGGAAATCCTGATCTATTCCTCGGTCGAGCGGCCGCCGCTGGGCGAGGTCATGCTGCGGGATTATGAGCGCGGCGGGCTGGTGCTGGTCGAGGGGCCGCTGGATCCGGCAACGTGGGTGAAAATCGGCGAGTTTATCAAAACTGCATCGCATCAAAGGAAAGCGTCATGACGAAACATATCGAAAGGCTCATGTCCCGCGCGTCGGTCCCCGCCATGGTGGCGTTTGCGCCAGATGATCCGCCGGCGTCGCTGCCGTCGTTTGCGGAGCGGGTCGAGGATACCGGTGCCGGCTCTGGCGGCCCGTCGCCGATCGACGGCCTGACGGCGGAGGAGCAGGCGCAGGTCGACGCGATGGCCAATGCCGGCCAGGCGGAGTCCTCGGAGGTGGATCATTCGGGCGATGACGCGCCGGCAGATGGTGACGACGGCGACGAAGGGGACGGCGAGCAGGAACCTGCGGCGGCCGATCGCGACGCGCCGGCGGACGGTGCCGCTCGGCCCAAGCCGAAAACGATCTCCTACGGCCGGCACCAAAAGGAACTGGCCAAACTGGAAAAGGCGCGGTCGGATTTGCAGGCGCAACTCGACGGCGCGCGGCAGGAAACCACGAAAGAGCGCGAGGCGCGTCTGCGGCTGGATGAGCGGTCGCGGTTGCTATTCGAGGCGATCAACGCGCGGCCGGCTGCCGCCGCGGCGCAGGCACCGGTCGATGACGATCCGGAACCGAACGAGGACGACGATCCGCTTGGTCATAGCAAGTGGAAGATCCGGAAACTGGAAAAGACGGTCAACGAATTGGCTGGCGGCCAGCAGCGCCAGCAGCAGGCCACGGCGGCGGAAAATGAGGATCGCCAGGTTTACGAAAGCCTCGTCGGGGATATCCAGCGGGTGGTTGCCGGCGACCCTGCGCGCGGGATCGAGCCGGACCCGACGATGACGGACGCTTTCGTGCATCTGCGGGAAACCCGATATCAGGAACTCGGGTTCATTTTCGCGGATATCGATATCAATGATGCGGCGCAGTGCGCGACGCTGTCGCCGGCCGATCAAAAGGCGCTGTCCGACAATATCCAGCGCACGTTTCACAACGAGCAGATGTTGGTCGCCAAGCAGTCAATGGCCTCCGGCAAGTCGCCGGCGGCGGTGATCCGCAACCTGGCGCGGGCTCGAGGTTGGAAGCCGGGCGCGGCGGCTCCCGCGGCTCCCGCACCCTCGGCGCCGGCGGGACGAGTTCCTGCGGCTCCTGCGGCGCGCGCGCCGGCGGCTCCCGCCAGTCCTGCCGGGTCGGTCAAGGATCAGTTGAACGCGGTGCGGGACAATTTGGAGGCGTCGCGGTCGCTGTCTGACGCCGGCGGCTCGCCGGGCGGCCAGATGACGCCGGAGCGGCTGGCGTCGATGTCGGATGCTGAATTTCAATCGTACTATAACAGCATGCCGAAAGAGGCTCTTGACCGCGTGATGGGCAAGCCGGCGAATATGTGATGGGCGTGCAATTGTCGACATGGCGGCTCCGGTTTGCGTGGCTTCCCGTCGCGGTCGACGCCTATACCCTTTCGGAGATGCGCAACGGAAAAACGCGATATCGGGTTTGGCTGTGCTGGGTCGAATATGCGTTTTTCACCTATACGGACGACGCCGGCTCGGAGCAGCCGGTCGTCCGATATCGGCTGCCGCGGCAGGTCAAGCGGCGGCCGTTCTAACCGCGCCGGACGGCATCCGGCAATTTCGAGGAGCATCAAAGATGAATGAGCGACCGCAGACGTATGGCGAGAAGGCTGTCGGCCTGACTTTCAACCCGTCCGGCATGGGCGACGTCGACAAGTTGAAAAAACTCTATGCGGACATCATCGACCATATGGATGATTTCCGTCAGGGTTACATCAAGCGCGGCGACAATCCGGAAATGGTCCGATATTGCTCGATCGCGATCACGGAAGCGCAGACGGCGCAAATGTGGGCCGTCAAGGCCGTTACCTTTCGAGGCTGATCGGGCGGCTTGCGCGCGGCGCCAGACCGGCGCATAAAGTCTCCGCCCTCCTTGGGCGTTTCCTCCCTGACTTAACCGCTCGGCAAAACCGGGCGGTTTTTTCATTCCCGTTGACGAAACGATATTTCGCCGCTATTGGTGAATCCGTGCCGTTCTTGAAGTGAGCGGCGGCCAGGCGAAAGCCACGGTAAAAAATACTTGCTTCCCGCGTTGTGGGGTCACGCTGCAAACCCTCCGCTGACCGGACGTTACCCGGGAACGCCGGCCTCGGGCTGTTAACCGACGCACTTCCGAAAATTTGAGCCAGGTCGCGGCCTTGCGACCGTCCCAAATCAGGGTGTGCTATGTCCACCACCAATTTTCCGCAGAATGACGCCCTTGCCGTAAAACTCTGGGCCCGCGTCCTCGAAACGGAGGCGCTGAAATATACGGCGAT